TAGCGGCACCGTCACCACCGTCAAAACCTTGACCAGTCGCGCCGGAACCACCGGAACCGCTAGCGTATGCGCCACCGCCACCCGAACCGCCCGAAGCCGTAGCGTTGCCGCCTGAAAGACCGCCACCACCACCGCCACCCAGCGAAGTGATAGAACCAAAAACGGAGTTAGCCCCGTTACTTCCCTGATTAACAGTTCCACCTGCGCCACCGGCACCAACCGTCACGGTAAAGCTACTGCTAAGCGTAAAATCTACAACAGGCTCAGGGTTACTATTCCCACCGGACACCTCGCCTACGACAGAAGAACGATAACCGCCACCACCGCCACCACCGGCGGCAGTCTTACCACCGCCACCACCGCCCGCGACAACCAGGTATTCCAAAGTTAGCAATTCTGCGAATCGCCCAGACATATTGTTATATTTATTGAAGTCCGCAATCGAACTGTTCGCCATAGAAGTAACAGCCATCAGTTACCCCCTTAGACGGCTACTTCAGCACCGAAAGCATTGATGCTGAGCGCGTTAGCATCACCCGCCGAAACAGTCATAACATCCGTAGCAACCATCGTGATACCCAGAGTCAAAGTCGTCGAGTCATTCGCAGCCACAGGAACATCGTAAGCAATGTAATGCTGGTTCGAGATAGCATCCCCATCCACACGGATAGCTAACCGGAACGTGCTCGCGCTCGCACTACGGTTAGCAATGATCACCGTAGACACAACAGTTTCCGTGCTCGACGGAACCGTGTAAAGGTCAGTCAGCGAGGTCGTGGTCAGGTCGAGCTGACCGAGTGATTTATATGATGTTGCCATTCGTTATGCTCCCATGAGTAGAAAGTTGGTTTCAAAGCCTCCGCCACCGGCACCGCCAGCAGCAACCCACGCGGATCCAGTATAGAACTGCAACGCATCCGTGTCGCTAAGGAAACAATGCTGACCTTCTGTCGGAGAAGTGATCGCTGCATCACGGGCCGTAGCATTGGCAAACACGGCGATGGCCTGATCCATCAAGTAGCCTTGCACGTTCGTAGCGGTAAGAACTTCCCCTGCTGCGAAAGTGCGGTATCCAGCGCCAGCCATAATTATCCTTAGAAAGCCAAGTTGTTATTGTCCATGATACCAAACAAAGCATCATCCAAGACCAGGAACGCCCAGTCGAGTGCCGTAACACCAATAGTTATATCATGCCGTTTGCCCTCGATAGCGTTGTCCAGGGAAATGATTTGACCATACTGTTCGATGGGGTCACCGATATTGTTCGGGGTGAACTTGATCAGCACGACATCGCCTAGTTCTAACGCAAGCACAGAAGCTAGGTTCGGGGCGCTCATTGTGTCTAGGTTCATTGAAACACCGGCGAAGCGGTATTCCGGTTCAGCATATTTTTGTACGGTGAAGTCGGCTATGTTATCCAACTGTGCTTGACTGTTCACCAAAGTTTCCACCTCGGTGGCAGCGATCCCGTACTGGATTTGCGAGAACTCGTTGATAGCGGTTGCGGATCCCACGGCGGAAGTAACTGTTGCCTGGTTGAACAGCAACTCTGTGCCGTAGTTCACGTTCACATGCGTATAAGGGATCCCGGTGCCATCGTCAGCGAACGTGGTCACGGAACCGCTTGAGGGTGTTGCATCGAGGCGATCCCGGAAAGTCAGGTCACCGTTCTTAGCAATAAATAGTTGCCCCTGCTCTGAGCGCTCAACGAGTTGCAGGTAATCCAAAACATTGCCATCGAAAGTGTCGGCACCCAAAGTTGATTGGCCTGTGTCAATACTGCGCCGGTCAGGATCCCAAGCAACGGTATCCATATCCAGGACAGCGGCAACACGGTCACCGGTCAGCTCGGGGGTGGCAGTACCCGGCTTCAGCTCCTGACGGGCAAGGAAAGTAAAGTCATCGGAAGCTACGATCTCCGCGAGGGAACCGCCCCCAGGGTTGTAGTCAAAGTTCCAGTCGTCAATGCTACCCGTAAAAATACGCACACCATCGGTGGTGATTCTGACGGGCCTACGGGGGATAATATTCCCGGCGTAAGGGGAGCTTGGGTAGTTAGGGTCGAAGCTACGGTCATCATTGTTCAACCGGATCGTGGTACGCCCCGTATCGAACACGTCAAGGTCACGGTTCTTGCCACGGGTCGTGCGTATCGTGATCATCTTGTCACTAATATCCCCGAAGGTGACACCGCCCAGCAGGTACTCTGTGTTATCCAGAACACCACCTACGGGATCATCGAGGGTGAACCCACCGAGTAGCCCTAACTCAACTACGGTAGCCATTACCTACCGCCGGAACGCCCGTAAGCGTTCAGATACTGCTGGATCACCTTACCGGCCTCAGCCTCGCTTGTGCCAACCCCAGCAAGAATCCCCTGGTTCACCGTAATGTTGTTAGTAGTCGCATTAGAAACCGGGGTGCCGAACCCAGCGGAACCCAAACCGTCGTAAGTAAAGTTCTGGGGCACGTTACCAAGCAGGGAAGGCATAAGGGGCGGGGCGAAAGCCGACATGCCCTGCCCGCTACCGGTACCACCACCATCGAATCGGCGCATCAAGCGTTCCGTATCGTCTTGCGCGAAGCTGCCCGGCCCGCCTGTGACATTCTTAGGCGTAAACACCATGTCGTCAAAGTTCACGATATCTTCAAGCATGTTCACGCGCTCGAAGCGTATTTTGGCAACCATGTCAATCTGTGCGTTTTCAGGCAGGATCTTATTCGCCTGCCTAGCCAACCAGTTCAATCCCTCAATCGCCTTGTTGATCATGAACTCGAAACCGGTGATCACGGCGTTGATTACCACATTGTTCGCATTGGCAAAATCAACCCAAGTCTGCTTCAGGTAACGGACAAACTTGCCCCACATTACCTGACCGGTTTCCGTAAACCCAAAGAAGTAAATTAGCCCGGCAGTCAGAGCCACAACCGCAGCGATCACAAGACCAATCGCACCGAAAGCTATACCCATCGCGGCACCCAAACCGAGCTGAACCGCCGTAGCGATCCCGGCAACCACGTTCAAAACTTGTAGCGCAGCTATGAAACCACCCACGATCACGATGACCGCCATCGTAACCTCACCGTTCTCGGCGAAGAAACCCGTGAGGCCCGTCACGAACGGCACAACACTTTCTAGCGCCCCCGTCAAGATCGGCAAAGTTTCATTAGCAAGTTCCAAAATCACCGCAGTTATGTCACCGAACGCGGGAATGATAGGCGTAAGCGCTTCGATAAGCGCAGGCATCTCTGCCATAACCTCCTCGAACACCGGCAGGAGCGCCTCAAATAAAGCAACCAGGACAGGGGTTAGTTGAGCTATGATCGGATCCATCGAACCCACGAAACTAGACAGCGCGGGGGCAAGCCTAGAACCAATCTCGATACCGATATCCGCGAACTTGGACTTCATCAAATCAAGTTGGGCGGAGAAACTGGTTAGCTGGTTCTGGGCCACCTCATCCGTCGTGCCACCGGCGTTACGCAACTCGGTTTCGTACTCGCGGATAGCATCAGAAGTCCCGAGCAAAGCCTGAAGGGAAGCCAAAGATTTATCCGAGAAGCCCAACTGAAGCAGCGTAGCCTTCTGGGTTTCATCCGACATGCCCGCAAGCGCACCCTCAAGGTCACCGATGATATCGGCCATGTTGTTCATGTCGCCGGTGGAATCGAACACCTGAATACCCATAGCGCGGAACGCATCAGTATTCTTGATTGACTTGGTAGTCAGATCCCGGAGAACGATCCCCAACTGGGTGCCCGCGTAATCGCCCTTGATGCCCTGATCAGCGAACGCAGCAAGAACCGCGACACCTTCCTCAACATCCTTACCCAAAGCCTTGAGGGCTGCACCAGCCTTGTTAGTGAGCGCCTCTGAGAACTGTTGCACCGAAGCGTTAGCCAGCACGTTAGCGCGAACCAGGGTGTCGGAAACCCTAGCCATATTCTCCATGTTCTGTTGCGTATCATCAACAGACAAGCCAAGCGCAGACTGGGCATCCGTAAGCAGATCGGTAGCCAACGCCATATCGAACATGCCCGCTTGGGCAAAATTAGCCACCTTCGGCATCGCAGCAATGGATTGCTCCGCATCCAAACCTGCGGAAGCTAGGAAGAAGAACGATTCGGCAGCCTGAGCAGCAGAGAACGTGGTTGCCTTAGCCACCTCACGGGCAGCATCCGACATCTCCCCCTTCATCGCATCGGAAACATCCCCCATGATGGCGGTGGACTTCACCATCGCAGCATCGAACTCCGCGAAAGCTTTTACCGAAACCGCGCCCAAACCGGCAACCGCAACACCAACACCGGCAACGATCTTCCCGGCCTGCTTGCCGAAGTCGGCTAACTGCTTTTGTGTTTTCTTGATTGCCTTCGGGTCAGAAGTGAAGGTAATCGGTATCCGGATCGGCTTAGCCATTATCTACCCCACGACATATCGTTCACTTCTTCAACGAAGTCATTGACAATCTCAACAGAAATATCGTTGAGCTCAGGCAGTTCCTTGAGAAAAGCCTTCCAAATAAATCGGCCACCACGGCCCACCAACGGGTAGCGATCCTGCAAACCTTTACCGCTCGGCCCCTTGATCATCGCCTTACCGGAAGGCGTGTAACCGTCAGTCCTAGAACCGGCACGCTCCGTGATAGAAAGCAACCTAGCGAAGCCCGGCCCGGACACGGCAATCATAACAATCGCACGCCCAGCCCTAGCCCCAGGTGCGGTAGTCACCTTCGCTTGAGCCTGCCCCCAACGCGGGGTCATCTTGGATAACGGCCCAGTCTTAGGAACCGCATCCGCGATCCGGTCAGCCATAGGGCGCAAGTCTGTGCGGAGCTTCCGTTGCATCCTTGTTTTCAACTTGGGATCAAGTTGCTTAGCCCGAGCGATAGCAAACTTCAGGTCATCGTACTTGATGGTTTCTGTTTTCAACAAGGCTGGGCTCCAATCACTTACTATTCTACCTGCGCTTGCGTTGTGCCTTCGCGCGCCCTTCAAGGTAACGCTGCAAAGTCCACAACATCCGTGGCTCCAACGACAACAGTTCGTTCGGGCCTATACCGGTTTCACAAGCGATGGTAGCGATGAGCCAGTGCATAGACTGGTCACCCAGCCCAACTATTTTTTTGTGTCTGCTGGCTGAACAATCTCTACGGTTTCGAGCCACTTCTCGAAAGTGAGTTTCGTCTGACCGGTTCTGTGCTCGATATGCCAACCGAGGAAGAACAAGTGAGTCAAACGAATCTCACTCTCGATCCGTGCCATGCTGAGATCGAACTTTGTTTCAAAAGCGACAAAGTCCGCAGCCATGCCTGTGACCGATTTGGTAGTGCCGTCAAGGTATGTGATGTCTAGGTTGAAATTCATACCTAAACACTACCGCATGTTACGCCTCGGCGCGAGTGATCTCTCCCGAAACAGGCCAGGTGACGGAAAGCGAAGCCAGGTCGCCAACGCTAGAAGCGAAGGGCTGGTACTCCGTGACAAGGCAGTCGAAGGTGTAGCTGGGGTTCGTTGAACCAACCGCTGAAGAAGTGGGAAGCACGACGATCTCAACGGTGGTGCCCAGAAGCGGGAACAGGGTCGCATCCACGGAGCTCGCACCAAAGTCCTGGTGGAAGTCAAGCTGTACGGAAGCATCCTGAAGGCCACCGATACGGGTACGCGCACTTGAACCGAAAGGCGTGGTTTCGAGATCCTCAACGCTAATGTCAAGGGTGAGGGCAGCCAGGCTTGAGCTAAAGTCGGTGCCACCGATGGAAATGTTGTAGTCTGTTGCAGCGAACTTTGCCACTATGTTTCTCCTTAGTCTGCGTAAACTGTGACAGCAAAATCCGCTGCCAAGTAAATTACATCTCCCAGTATAACCGTACCGATGTTAGTCATTTCAGTTACACGAACATCGTAAGCGTAACCGCCTAAAGTCTTGTCAGACTCGATAGCTAGTTTCACCGATTGGGCACCGTTAGAGGTGTAAGCATCGAGCTTCCGTTGCGCGTTACGCTCAGACACGCGGGAAGCGATCAAGCTAACCGTGAAGGTGTAAAGGGTTAGCCCCTGAGCGAAAGCGTTATCGAAAGCAACACTCTCAATAGCAATAACGGCTTGTGGTGGGTTGGGGTTATCGGGGATGTCAATCGCAACCCTAAGCCCCGGAATAGTTGCTAGGTTGTCAGCGAGCCCGGTGCGGATCTGCTGGATGGTCACGCCATTCTCACTTTCTTGAATGGTGACACGAGCGCCTCAACATCGGGGTCAATCCGGCTCACGCGCATCGCCCCAAGATCACCGAACCCGGCAACACCAAGCGGGGAGTCGTAACGCTTGAACTGGCGCATAGAGAGCAGGATGGTTGCCTGTTTGATAGCAACTGGCACAGCCGACCAACCGAACGTGCCCACGACCCTCACAGTGGCCTCCTGAGCGTTCGTGTCGCGCCCATCCCACACGGGGAACAGGTAATCCCCAATCGCCCTAATGCGTGTCGCAGGGGTCGCTATACCACCGACTATGGAGTTGAGCGGTTCCAACTGGTAGTCGGTTGCCGTCCAGGTTGTGTCAAAAGTTTTGCCATCAGACGATGACTCCAAAGAAGTAATGCTGACCAGATCGTCAATCTCAGTCACATAAGAGTCGAACGGGATGTAAAGGCGGGTGCCCGAGTTAGAAGTGAACACACGTTCCGTGTATCCGTCAATCTCACGCGAAGCTGCTTCGATTGCGATTTCCAACATTGTGTCATCCACATTGTCGGTGATGCGTAGCGCAGCTTTGACCTCATCGAGAGTCGCGTATCCGTCAGTAATAGCCATTAGAAACCTCCTCAACCATTCTACTGGTAAAGGCGGGAACCGCTTCGGGGAAACAGAAAGCCCCCAACCGTAATCGGTCAGGGGCTCTCCGGTTTATTCAGTTGGTTAGCTTGCAGCCCCACCAACGAAGTGGCGAACGTGGCCCGAGTGGGTCAGGTCACCATCAACGCGCATCGTGAACCGGTAGGTCACGGTGTCGGTGTTGAATGCGTAGTCAGAGGACGAAGCAACCTGTAGCCCGCCAGCCATACGCACCTTGTAAGAAGGCATGTGGCCGAACAGCACCGACTTGGCTTCAGCAGCAGGAACCGCAATGTTTGGGTTCTCCACGACATCGAAACCAGCGAAAGTGTCAGGCTGACCAACGCCCACCTGGTACAGGTAGTTGCCGGCAGTGTCTTTCAGTTTCCGCATCGCACCGATAGCAGCGCCGGAAGCCATGTAAGCGGTTCCGGGCAGACGGCGAACCAGTCCATCGACACCTGAGTAAGCCAGGTCGATCAGGTTGTCAGCGGTGAAGGCACCAGCAACAGCATCAGCACCCTCAACACCTTCGGAAGAAGCGGTCACGATGCCGTTAGGCTTCGAGGATCCGTCACCCGTGGTGAGTGCAGCGTTCACTGCTGTACCAATTCCGTTACCAGCCTGCTCGGCAAGGTGCGACTCAATGTTGAATCCAGCATCAGAAACGAGTTCTGCTGCAACTGGGATCAACAGGCCGTACTTGTAAGCACCAAGCGTGATGCTTGAGTAAGTGGGCTCAGACTCATCGAGAGCAGCACCGGCACCCTTGAGGGTTGCAGTGCTGTACGCGGTGAGCGTGGGGATCGTGAGATCTTCACCGGTTGTGGTGTTGATCACGTCGGAGGTTTCGAGCATGGGGCCAACGAGTCGGGCAACATCGAATACCTGGTCGAAGAACGACTTGGGTACTGTGTTAGCCGAAGGCACCAAGGTGGTGCGCTGTTCGAACTCGTGTCCACGGATCTCACCCTGGGCGATACCGCGAAGGATGTCACCGGCGGTGCGCTCCTCGCGTGCTTCTGCGGGAACGAAACCGCGCGAAGCTTCAGCAGCCTCAGCGGAACGCTCTGCGTTGCGGGTTGCAACGGCGATTGCTTCGTCAGCGGAACGGATGTCGCTTTCGATGCGGTCAATCTTTTCCAGTTCAGCAGCATCCAAGCCACGAGCCTCGGCCTCAGCACCCTCGATTACATCGCGGATCTGTTCGGTCAGGTTGGCGCGGACTTCCTGCTGAGCTTTGAGGAACTCAGACATTTTGTCTCCAATTTGTGTTTGTTTACATGGTTAGACGGCGATGACGCTCAATCTTTTACGCCGGCAGAGCAGACTCACAATTCCGACTACACCATTGTATAGGAAAGTGCGTTTCGAGTAGCGCATTATTAGGATATATAGTATCCTAATAATATGACAACGAAAGGGAACCAGATGACTTACTCAATCTATATCCAGGATCACACCAAGGGGCGGGATCACGAAACCTTCTTCAAAACCATGACCGCAGCAGCCGAGCACCTCGAATGGCTCCACGCCTGGGCGCGTGACAACGGGTACAACAACGCTGACTACACCTTGACCCTCTCCGAGATCTAAAGAAAGGAAAACCATGGACAAGCGAATAGCAGAACTAGAAGAAGCACTAGCCATCTGGTCGAACGCCTGGGGGAACTCCGTCACCGAATGGGGAATGAACCGCGCGCAGACTCAGATCCTAAAAATCACACGCCAACTCGAAGAACTGAAGTAGTTCGAAGCAAAGAAATATCCCCCCCGGAGAAAGGTAGCCGGGGGGGATATTTTTATTTGACTAGCGAATCTCTGATGAGTCGGTCACGCGCGTTTCTTTTTTATCTTGAGCCTGAATCTTGTCAAGCTCCGCAATCGCCCGCGCCCATTTAGGTGCTAGTTCCTTGATGATACCAGAGCTAGGCTTCCCAGCCATTTCCAGAATAGTGTTTTCGATCTGCTTCTCAGTAGCCATTAGAGTCCCATCAACAATGCGAGCTTCTTCTTCTTGAGCGCCAGCATATCGTAATCGGTAGCCTCAACTTCATCAACCTGCTCAGGGGAAAGCTTGTCAATAACCTGCGACAACAAGTTGCGGTCATCGGCAGTAATATCTTCGCCCTGCTCAACCTTCAAGATTGCATCGGCAAGGGAATCGGGATCCACCTCGGCACGCTTAGCCACAGCATCCAAACCGCGAACAGTAGTTGTGCCAGCCGTGCCCGAATAAGCAGGGAACGCCACAATAGAAACTTCGTGGAGCCTAACCTCACGCAACGTGCGCTCAGAACCATCAGCGTTCCAATCGTCACCGCCACGGGGCACAGAGAACCCGAACGACATCGAGTCAATATCGCCACGCTTCAGCAACTCGGCAGCATCACGCCCAACAGTTGTGTTTGGTAGTTGCGCTTCAACCCGGAGCCCACGGTCATCCTCGGTCAGCTTCAAAGTACCCGCACGGGTAGAACCCAGCACGGATCCCGTGTCATGGTTCCACAAAATCTTTACATCATTGCGCGACTTCAAAGAACGAATGAAAGCGCCGGGCGCGATCCGCTCGATGAAAGGCAACGGCTCAGAAGGGCTATCGAAAACAGCAGCGTAGCCCTCAAAGAACATCCCATCTTGGGTTTCACGGATCTCAAAATCAACGGAATTGACCCGCGTTTCCAATTTACTCAATGATTCGCCTCTCGCTCGGCCTTCGTTTTCTTCTTCTAGTCTAGCAACTACCCCATTAGCGTATTCCAAAGTGCGTTGTGCAGCCCGCTTAGAAGGGCCGGAACCCCAAAGCAAGTGTGCGACAACACCAGCGGAAGGGTACTGTTCGCTGTCGGGATCGGCAGCCGGCGCATCGAGATCAACAAGGTGCCGTGCGATCCAAGCACGCAAGCGAACCCACTTCTCGGCGGTAACTGTACCCCGCGCCATAGCCCTAGCCTCGCGGATAGTTCTATCCACAAGCCCGTCGCCACCTAAGCCTTGCTCATAGTATTCGAGCCCGCGCCTAGCAGCAGCCCTCATGTAAGCCGGTGGCTCTAGGTTCACTTGCCTGAGTTCACGATCTTGCTCCATCGGCAACGGTGCAATCTTCGTCAAAGTCGAGAACCTGTGCCCAACAAGAACGCCACTCGGCTCCCAATAAACCTGATCGTCACTCTCATTGCGCTTCCACACCTGGATCAAAGCAGCAGGGTCATCCTCGGTGCCGTTCACAACAAAATCAGAGTTAGGAATATCTACTTGCCCGTCACGAACAATCTGTTCAATCGTTCCCCGCGCCATACCGCCAGAAGAATTCCACTCCACAAAATCGCCCAGCTCAAGCTCATCGGGTGCAGCCCGGTTTGCTGTGGGATCGAAAGGGGAGAAAGTGTTGCCCTTGTAGGTTCCGCCAGGCTCAATATCTTCAGCCATAGAAACCGCAACCATCTGATCTATAGCAGACAACTCGTTAGGGTGGCAACCCAACAGTTCACCGTTCTCTTTGACAACAGCCCAATTCTCGCAGTCCGGGTGTTCGTCAGTAATAAAGTAAGGCATCAGTCATTCTTCTGAATCTGTAAAACCGTTACATCACAGCCCGCCCCATCAGGGGTCATACCCCACAAAACATCCCCAGGTGCAAGATTGAAAACAATGTCGCTCTCCGCAAGAACATGATGACCGTTCGTGGCAGACACCGTATTATCTGGGCCCACATACAAGTCGCGCCCCTGCGAGTGCTCATGATTGTGAATGTGCACCTCTTGGAACATGTTGTCACGGCCCACAATAAGAGCAGGTGTATCTTGAGCTAAAGAAACATTCCGTGTAATAACCGGCATCACTGCACCTCATCCTTGTAAACTGAATCGGGATCCTCCGGGTCAATCTGGCTGACCGGTTGCAACTGCGACGAAGGCAACCCGGTGTGCGGGATCTCCGGCAAGTCAAGTGCAGCCAGAACACTAGCAGGATCGTAACCCGATAGCACAAGCGACTGAACCATCAAGATCCGTTCGCGCTGAGCCTTCACGCCAGCCTCATCCAAGTTCACATTAGCTAGGGGCACCCGGACAACATCAGCCGAAGCATCATCCATCGGGGCAAGCTCCTCAAGCCTACGCACATCGTTGATAGTCAAGAAGCCCGACTGCAAGCCCGTAGAGTAAGCGCTCATCCTGGACTGAATATCCGCACGAAGCAACCCGTCAAGGTTGAACTTCAAGTAAGCACCCTCGCCATTAGCGGAACGGGAAAGCAACGGTGACAGCGCACCCTCGATCTTCTGAATGATAGGGCGCAACCCGTGAGTAACCCAAGCAAGGTTAGTCTGCTCAACACTCGCGTAAGAGTTAGTGCCGGGCAAAGCCAACAGGTGCGGGGGAACATTGAAAGCACGGGCGATATCCTCGACAGCCATGTGCCGGGCATCCAACGCCTGCGACTGTTGCGGGTCAATCTGCGTAGCCTTGAAAGTAGCCCCACCGGAAAGCACACCAGTCTTGTGACCGCGCCTCCAACCCTTATGGCGGTTATCGAAACCGGCAGCAAGATCGGAAGCCTGCTCCTGGGTCAAGTTACCGGGGAACTCGATAACACCACCCAGGTTAGTGCCCTGCCCGAAGAACGTACTAGCAAACTTCTCAAGCGCCAGCGCTAGACCAAAGTTTTCCTTCAACGCCTCAACACGGGAAACACCGCGCACCTCGCCGGGGCGAACAACATCCGGGATATGGATCAGCTCATCTGAGCTCAGCGCCTTGCTCTCACCCTCGATAGCGAACTGGATCCGGCCCAAACCATTCCGCTTGATCTTCACAGTCTGCGGGTTCAACACAACCAGGTTCACGATCTCCCCACGGGCGTTAGAAAACACCCGAACGAAAGCGTTACCATCCAACAGTAGGGAAGTGATCACGGCAGAATAGAAAGCTTCCCGCGTGCTGTCAATGTCCGGCTTATCAACCCAGCTCGGTTTCGGGCGCAACGGGTAACGGGTTTCATCCTCACGGTAATACGCATCAACCGGCAACGTGGAGATCGTGTCAGAGATAAGCGATACCGCCGAAAACACCGCGTTCACCTGGAACACCGTGTTATTGTTCAGGGTAACGCCGGAAAGCGTGCCCAAAGAAATATCGTCACCAGCAGCAAACAAAGTTTGGTAGCTGACAGCTCTCTGCTCAAATAACCGATTGAATACCATTTACCTATCGCCCTACGCTCAACCCAACAAGCAGGAGGAACGCTCCCGCAACGATAATCCCAACCGGGATCGAAACCAAAAGTACGCCAGCCGTAATCGCGCCAGCACCAAGCAACTGCAATGTCGTGGACATATTCACCTAACTAAAGAATTGTGGAACGACAGTTTCCATTCTACCTGCGGTAGCCCTATCCACTGCCAAAACTGCTGCAACCGCAGCATCTATTTTACGGGGACTATTCCGCTTCTCCTTCACGATCCTTGGCCCCATGTTGTCTATCTTAGTCACAGCATTATCCAAATGCCTAGCCAGAATCGGATTACCGTCATGCACGAACCGTTCCTCAAGCACCCCGTCATAGAACTTCGCACACGCCGGAACCATACGCCTCACCGAAGTAGAAGGCCACTCGACCACCGGCAACCCGCGATCCTCAAGCACCTGCATCGAACGCTGCCACCGGAAAGGGTCACAAGCGATCTCCCGGACATTCGGGTGATTCGCGCAAAAATCTATAATTGTGTTTTCCACATCAGCGATATCAACACGCCAGTTGTCATCATCCTCAGTTAGGTCTTTCTCCCAAGCCTTCACCAAAAAAATTCTAATTTTCTCATCATCTTCTTTGGGGATAGTTGCCCCAACGATTACAGAGGCATCCCCGCTGAATGAGCCGTCAAAGCCAAGGATGATTTCATCATCTTGGCTAATTTCGAACTCGCCCGCACATTTATCCCATGCGCCTGTGGGTAGCCAGGATATGGCGGAGGATACCCATTGGTTGCATCGTTTGGTGCGGAACTCTGCTTCGGGGGTGCGCCTTACTGCGCTTTCAAAGTCGGAGGGATCCGATAGGTCACCGAAGCCGGGGTTGGCTTTACGCCAGGTGTCAGGGCTATGGTGATCCCCGTCATCTTCCCACCATGCCATGAAGAAGCTATCGTCATCCACTTCCCCTGTTGAAACCTTCTGCCCGTACTGGTACAGGTTATAGGCGATACTGTCCCTACCGGTGCTGTCCATCTTGACCCCGGCTGTTGTGATTGCAACTAGGCTAGCCAGCCGTCCACGGGATCCCATGGCGAGTGACATAACATCGAAAAGTTCCCGGTTGGGTTGGGCGTGGAGTTCATCGAATAGTACGAAGTGTGGGTTCAGGCCTTCCTTACTGTATGCCTCAGCGGATAGGGCGCGGTAGACGGATCCGGCTGCGGGGATCTCTATGGCATCCCGGTACAGTTTGGCTGATGCGGATAGTTCTGGTGATGCTTCGATCATCCGTTTGGCATCCTTGAACACGATCCGGGCTTGTTCTTTTTCGGCAGCGACGGAATACACTTCACCGCCGTCGGGGCCGAGCATGAGCGAATATAGCGCCAGGACTGATCCGAGGGCGCTCTTACCGGACTTCCGGGGCATCCCTATTAGTTGTACGCGGTGTTTCAGCCCGCCTGCTTCGTGGGCGAACATGTTGAGGACTAGCTCTTTCTGCCAGTCCCGTAACTGTATAGGTGATCCCGATTTGCCAGCAACAGAGTCTTTGGTGATGATGCCGAAAGCTTCAGCAAAATCTATGACGTATTGGCCTTCGCCCTGGGCTATGTGTTCTTCTGATACTGGGGTTAGCCAACGGGGGGGCCAGGCATCAGTGTGCATTTCTCCGGGCCATCAGTTCTTCAAGCTTGGATTGTTTTTTCACTTCAGCGACCCCTAGCCGTGAGCGATCCGATGGGGAGAAGCCCAGCAACGATAGGTTGCCTACGATGAGCCGGGTGAGGTTATCTAGCCTACGGGCCATCCGCATGTCGTCTGACTGCATTACTTTGATGCGTAGGTTCCAACGCTCATCCACCATTTCGCAAGTCATTAGTAATAGTTCTAGGTCGGTGTCGGGGCTGATCCAGTTGATGCCGGAAGCCCATATTCGATCCCATAGTTCCCGGCCCGGTTTCAGTAGTGGGCGTGTGGGTTCTGGCGGGGTTTCGGCAGCGGGCAGTATCTCGACTTCGTTCTGGTCGGGCAAGGGTCGCTTGCCTGGGTTGCCCAGTAGGCGTTTCTGCTCGACTGGTTTAGAAGGTCTACCTGCTGGCATCCTTCTACATTACACTCATTTACTGAATTTGCTACAGGAACCTATCGTGCGTATGATTTTCCGCGACTAGGGCCGGGGTATTTTCGCGTGCGTAATGGTTTTCAGGCGCAGGTTGGTTATCCCCTTGCCCTTGATATATGTTTTTGCCAAGTCGGGGTAGGCTCCGGCTAGTTGCTCCAACTTGTCTTTGTGGTCGGTTTGCCGATCCTCAATACCGTTAGCTTTGAGTTCCGCGTCTATACCGCCCTCGGCAAAGTATTTTGTGATTGGGCACAAGTAATCTAGGCGAACCACGGATCCGTTCAGGGCGAAACTGCGGATGGTTGTTTCGTAATCGTCACCGCTGGAACCATCCAATATGCGCTGCCCTGTTATGGCTTCGTCACCGGCGTAGTTGCCGTAGAAGTTTCCGCAAATATATCTGAGCCCAACCGTGATCGAATCGCTCAGGAAAAAGCCGTTTGCGACAGCGTTGATGCCCCACAGTTTTGCCCCCACTTTTTCGGCCACGGTGAAACCTGTGCGTATCACAGCATCTAGGTTCACGGAAAGCGGGGTGAGCTTGTCGCCAATCTTTTCGTGGACATCGTAAAGGTCATCGTCAAAGTTCACTAGCCTTGTCCCGGCTGGGTATTGCCCGTGGTAATGGCGTTGTGCGTTCACTTTGCCTTTGACGGCCACCTGGATTTTCACTTCAGCTGGCAGGTGTTCCCGATACTCGGCAAGCTCAGCTTCATCGGCAACCCAAACCGTCACCAGGCTCAGGTCAATGCCGTAGCGAATAAGCGTTTCGATAGTTGCTTTACGGCAAACTTCCGGCCTCTTGTAGCTCGGTATAACAATCTGGTATTCCATCGCGCCCCCTTACTTTTGGGATTACTTCACAATTCTTGTGTTGCCGTTAGAGCGACCCACTTTGATCCGGGCTCTAATATCTTCCTCGGTGGTTTCCGCCATCGAAGCCTCACGCGCTGTACGGCGAGCACGGGCCTCACCAATCTCAACCGCGTAAGTGTGGCAATCTTTCATCCCGCGCTTAGCGTAGAACACGATTGAGTAACGGTAGCCATCCTTGGCCCGCGACTTCATCGGGGTGACACCGTGAACATAGGCGTAACCGTTGAACCAAAGCGCCCAACCGTCCCGGCAGTTGATCGTGATCCCGTACTCTGGCATGTGCAGGTGCCCACCATCCATACCGCGCCTAACAACAGGCATAGCCGACCAGGTGTCGAAGTTGGATCCGTCACGGTGGTAGGGCAAGGCGGAGCTTTGGTTGATCACACCGGAAGTCCACAAAGCATCTTCCGTCATGCGCCACTCCGGCAGAACCGCCTCAACGGTTTGGTGATCGTGCTCATACACTTCTGGCAGAACCTCGCGCAGATAGTTACCCAACGCATCTGCTGTGTCATTCAAAACAATCTGTGACTCCGGGCTCTCCCAAGTCAAAGCTGTTGGGGTGCAAGCCTCACGCCGTAGCACCGCAGAACGCGTGGTGAAACCAAAAGTCTTACTCACGTTGCGTGTACCGGAAGCCCGCAAGGTTGTGCCGTAAGACAGGTTGAGAACTGTTTGCCGAAGATCCGTTACCCCGCCCGGCATAGGCGCGTAAACCAAGATAGCCTCGCCCGTTGCCCGGTCACGGTAGATCCCCGCCTCGTTCACATTGGGCTCGCGGAACTCAACCGTTTCGCCAACAATGTCATCGGCTTCCGGCTTGGTAACAACACGGTCAATCAGGAACTCGGGCAAACTATTCATCTAGCAATCTCTCCTCAACCAGTTTCTGGACAACAGTCGCAGTATCTTCTGCACCCATTATCTCACTCAGCCTCGCCAGATTCTTAGTCATCTCTGTGTAAACATCGTTCGGGTAGTAAAGCATGATGGCACGAACAGCCCTCGATGCGTAACGCTCCAAGAACTCATCGTAAGAACTATCCTTCTCAACCTTCGTGTCAGGGTTGCCGTCCTTATCGTTAGTGCGGTTGCCCTTACCGCCATCCATAACTGTTGCGGGCGCGGAACCAACCTGCTCATCCAACAACGCCCGGTAATCCTCAACGTCAATCTCTGTGAAACCAACGGCCTCAAGATCGGAAGGGTCAAGCTCCTCAAAAGCTGACACCAATTCTTGAACATCCCACTCGCCCAACTGCCCGATACGGTTGTCGGCAATCGAATAAGCTGTGGCGGTTTCCTCGTTGTCATCAACCCAGACAACAGCGATCTCATCCCAACCCATATCCAAGGCAGCTTGATACTGGTGGTTACCGGCAATGATCACTTTGGTTTTCTTGTGGGCGACAATCGGCTTGCGCTGACCGAACCGTTCATACGATTTTTTGATGGCATCCACGTCACCCTTGCGTGGATTTTTCTCGGCTTGCTTCAACGACTTCAACGGCGCTGACAGCCCAGCTAAGTCTTTAGCGATATTCGATGGCACAATCTATCCCTTCGGTGTGTTTCGGCCCCCAGCGGGGCTCCTGTAGCCTATCAGAGCCCACCCTAGCCCAAAAACTGGAATTACGCGGGAGTGCGCGCGCCCATAGGCTGAGGGGTTTAGATCGTTGTGTTGCCGAGGATGTGACCCGCCCCTAGTTGCCTCCGGGGGGGGGTAGGGGGGTGTTTGCTATACGGGCGTGGTGTTACCGGTTGAGTGGTTTGTTGCCCCTGCGTTGGTTACATGACCGATGGGCGGGTAGTAGAACCGAGTTTGGATTGCCTGGCTCAACATGATCTGCTTCCCACGGATCGCCTGCCCTAGCCCCGCCCCCACATAGGTGGCATAGGAGTGCCCCCGCCCTAACCGCCCTCGCATATTTTTGGTAGGCGGTGTTATAGAGCTTGGCTTTTTTTTGTTTGCGTTCTGGTGATTCGTGGCGGTTGCGGATTCTGTTCCGCTCTGCCTGGTGGGTTGGGCAACGGGATCCCTGGGCTAGTACCCCGCAGTCAAGGCATGGCCGAAGGGGCATCCCTTATTTTTTCCTGTTCTTATCGTTTGTGTAGAACCCCTCGCCCCGGAAGGTTGTTGTGGTTCTTTGGGGTTTCCGGCTCATCCGGTCACCGCACTCCTCACATTCAACTACGGGTTCTTCTACCATCGAGTGAAGAATGTCTTGTTCGCTACCGCACTCACGGCAACCGTAAAGATACATAGGCATTAGTGCTTGAACACCGTGCCCGTGTAATCAACATCCTTTTCTAGGATGAGGGTGGCTAGGCCGGGGATACTATCCTCGCCAGACTTGGTTCTGAACCAGCCGGAACCGTTATCCATTGTTGGTGCCATCACTAGGAACCTCGATGTTCCGCGTGGTGTTGATCCTAATTCTGTTACCCGTAGGTGATGGAAGTGACCATGTACCAGGATTGAGGCATCTGTTACCGGTTGATTACCGAATGACTGCTTGCGCCACCAGTCGCCCATACCTTCTGGCCTGTTCACTTGATGCCCGTGAGCAATCCCTAATATGTGAAAGCCGTCACCGAATACATCTAACGCTAGGGATTCGTCGTTGGGTTGCGGTTCCCGGAATGAGATATTAGTGAGGCCGATTTCTAAAGCCAACCGGGCTAACTGCCTACCGATAAACACACCCCAATCATCGGTTGGTTTGCCAATCGTTTTCCCGTTCATCCGAAACTGGCAATGGTTACTACCAACACTTGCGTAGGTAACCTTTGGTACGAGATCCGCTAGCGCACGGATAGTCTGCCAGGCAAGCGTGGTGGCCACATCCACCTGCTCCATAATGCTCAAGTCATTTGAGTAGCTTTGCTGTGGGGCGTTCGCGTTGTAGAAGTTCTCGACAGTATCCCCGAGATCGGCAAAGATAACCTGTTCCGGTTTCTCCCGCTTGACCTGCTCAACCAGTCTGGCTTGCATAAGGGCAACCCGTTCGAGTAACTGTTCTGTGCCACCCCGGTAATCCACCTTGCCGACTTGAAGATCCGACCAAAGAACAACGAGCGCCCTCGGGTTAGCTTTCTGCAGTTTAGGTTTCGTTACCTTCTTGCTGGCCTCAGCCATAAGCAACGGCAGGTTGATATCGGTTGCTTTACGGCGGAAGTTGAACCGGTAAGACGTAAGCCAAACCAGTTCCCCATCCTTCTGCTGTTGCCAACGGCTAGTCCTTACCGGTGGTATCACCTCGATACCGTCAGGATCTAACCCCGCATCCAGTAAGAACTCGTCAAAGTTTTCAGGCTCCGAGTCGTAACCCGGTGTGGTCGCAACACCTTCGTTGCCGTCGAACTCGATGGCGGGCCGAACCTTAGTTGGTGCGGTAACCTTCTCCGCCGGGCTCAAGTTTTCTAACATGCGCATTTACCTTTACGGTGTTTCAGGATCGTGTGAACACTCACGAACACGCCACGCTCCCTAAGCGCATCCGACAAACCGTTACTGGACCAGTTCTCCTCATCGGCTAAGAACTTAGCTAACAGCTCCCGATCCCCCGTATCCAGCTCATCGAAGATCAAAGCAATCTTGCAACGCTTAGAACCGGCTGGTTTTGGCTTCATCCCCTCAAGCAACATTAGAAGGGTGCTTCCTGACCCATGACCGCCGTGGGCCACTGTTCCATAATCGCAGCTTCTTTCACCTTGCCGGGCTCAGTCTGCGACACCGTAATGTTTGGGTTGTTCACGTGGGCGCGGGCGTACTTGATCTCCTCGCCCTGCTGGTTAGTGAACTCCTCCATCTTTACTGAGTGCAAACCCTCAACATTGACGACCTGACCAACCTGAAATTGCTCTTTAGTCCAAACTGTGTACTTTTCTGTTTTGACGTCACCCGTTTTGAGGGTGTAGTTAGTTTCCGCCTGGAAGCCGTAGCCATCCATGACACGGGTGATCTCCGCGTTTTCGATAATGATTCTTGCCATTGGTTTACCTTTCTATTCTTTGATGTGGTGTCGGGGGTTCACGCAGTCAGAGTGCCCGCAGGTTCGCTGACCGGGCATGACAATCTCGCCTTGGTGATCAACTGGTGTGACCAGATCGTCAGCGAAGTGCCCATGCCAAGGGATACATTTTCCATGTGTCGTGTGGACTGTCAGGACTTTGGTGGCCCGGCAAGAGGAGCAGAGAATGGTGTCTTTGCGAACACTATTTATTGACCATTCGTAACCGCAACGCTCGCAGGTAACTACCGGCATATGCCCTAACCTTCCATCTTTCCCCTTTCTTCACAAAAAACACTAGCATCGAAATAACCTTTTGTCACTTACTCCCGCTTTCTTTTTTCTCAAGCGCTTCCATGGCTAACTCGAACTGGCGCTCCGTGAACTGGTAGTTGCCTACCTTTATAGCCTTCGGCTTAGGCGGTTTCCGCTTTTGGTTAGCAGTCTTAGGCAACGGTTTACGGGCAACCGGGGCGGGCGGGTTGTTGATCGCATCCTCGTATTGTTTGCGGGCGTGCTCGATCCCGATACGGGAAAGCTCATTTACCCTCTCGATGTGCTCCCAAATATTCGCAGACTTAGCTTCTATCTCGCGCCGTAATTTCATCTGCTTCGGGTGCGAGGGATCCTCCTCATGCAACTTCTTCAGATCTATACCGTATTCCTTCGCGTAGTTCACCATGTCGCATCCTCGAACTCTTGAGTGTAGGCAAGGAAAACAAGATCCCGTAGAACCTGCACCGCGTACTGGCCCGGCTCGTATTGGTGTTTTACCGCCAGGATATGGAACGACTCGCCAACGGTCACAAGATCGGCAGGATTATCCAACCGCATCATGACGAAGTTCATACCGTAATCGTCAAAGTGCCTAGCCCTACTCAAATACTGTTTAGGTGTTTCGTGAGATAGGGGCACGAACGGCTCCCACCACTCAAGATCTTGGATTGCTGTTTCACATTTCTTACACATTGGTTTCCCTTTCTAGTTTCACTTACAACCGAACTCGCCCGGACGGCACTCATAATGCTCGCCACGGTCATGTTCCGCCTTCACCCAGGCCCGCTTATCCGGCAGCTCGGCTTTCCGCTCGGCAGGTTTCACCTCGCGCTTAGGATACGGTTCGTCACCCCAACCCTCACGGTTCAACCAAGTAGCCGGGTAAGGAATGAACTGGGTATCCGGCAAGTTGGGGTCAGCGGATAACCGGGCAACCCCATCCAATATTTGTTGAGGATCCCCGCCAGCTAACTTCTCGAAAGCCTTACGCGCTTGAGCCTTACCCACCTTCCGGGGGTAGGCAGACCAGAACTGCTCGAAAGCATTATCAAGATCAGAACGCGCATATTTCTTACTAATAGTATTCTTTTCATTAGTATTCTTAAGTGACGGTTTCACCGATGCCGGTAAATCCGATGACGGTGAATCCGATGACGGTTCAGAAGTGACCCAGATCACCTCAGCGAACTCCCCGCCCGTGGCCCGAGCCTGCTCGCGCCTCAAGTAACCGTGCGACTCAAGCTCCTTCACAGATCCCCGAATAGCATCCCTACCGCAGTCGTTAGCCTTAGCCAAAGACCCGATGCTCACATTCCATCCCTCAGAATGAGAAAGTAGCTGGGCGAGTAGCCCCTTCGATCTCAAAGACAACCGCTTATCCCGCAACCAATCGTTAGGTATCTGGGTAAAGCGATATTCGTATTTCAGTTTGCGCCTGATAATCGGCATAGAGCCCCCTCTTTTTTCAATGATCCTAGCCTAAAAAAACTTGACTTGATCCCCTTCGTCAATCAAGATCAAATTATATTGGTCATCCAATCGAATCCAGGACGATAGCGTTTGGTAATAAACTCGCACTTCTGCCGGATCCTCATAAGATCTTAGCTTCCAACCGTAACGGCGGGCCATCTCAGCAGTCTTAGGATCTGACTCCATAGCCGTGTTCATGGCGGAACACATCACAATCACATTAGAAGGTACGTCACGCGCCTTGGATCCCCCCATGCCACGGTTGGCCCTGTGATGGGGCGCTACGGCCTCAATTTCGCCACAATGAACACAACCCCCGTCACGGGCTAAATAACGCTGGAACTGCTTTGCGTTCATCCGGCCAATCCACCACCTCTTGAATAACCACTTCCGTGCGGGCCTTATCCGCATCCGTGAAAAACTTGTACATATTCACGCCGACAACCTGGTAATCGTCATCGAACGCCTCCTTGTTCAAAGCATCCAAAACCAGCTTAGCCATGTTGTCAATATCACGCCTACGCTTGTTGCCGTTATAGAACCGCAGATCTACAATGACCTGGTGCTCGTACTTCTGCTCCCCAGCCATCCGCCAAGCATCACGGACACGCTTTTCCGCCTCGATAGTTTCTTTCGGGGTGAAAGTGCCACGCTGGGTAACCCTCGGGCGTTGCTTCGATCTCGGCTCACCCATCACGGTAAACCTGGTGCACCTAATCGGTGTCACCCCAGTTATCGTCGGTAATGCGAATGTCATCCAGCAACTCCTCTTTAGTTATATTGAACTCAACATAATTATCTATTAGGGTGTGGATCTCGTCAAGGTTTTGCAGATCGAATAACCGCCGTTTCTTTCTCGGCAGAGTCCCCCGCAACACTTCAGCGACCAAACCGACAGGCGGTTTCCCCGGATACATCAGTAACGGGCGCAACTGTTTATAGTTGAGATCCGCGTAGTCCGGGAAGTCTATCGGCGTGAACTTGTATTCCATACATCAAGTGTAGCCAAGTCGCAATAACCGAGCCTAAAGTGTTCAAAAATCTGCAAATTGTATGCGCTCGCACACATCTTGGAATTACCCCGAACGCCGACATTGTTAACTGTGTCAGCGAACGCCAACATAGCAATTCCCAGGGCTAAGACTGACCCCACTCAAGCCGAACCAACGGCCCAAGCGACCTGCCCACCTCAAGGCGATCCCGCAACGCGCGTATAGAGCTAACAGCAGCACGGTGCTCCTGATCCGCTAACTCCGATGCCAACAATGTATCCGCAGTTTCCAAGTCAGCCGTGTACCGGCGAATATCCATCGAACCCTCCACCGACAAGAAGGCTCTGGCGTAAGCGACTTTATGTGCCACCCTAGCCGTAACCGCCTTCTTGTCGGCAGCAGATATCTCGTCAGTTTTGCTGTCAATATCCTTCGAGATCCGCGTAAGGTTCTCGATGATATCGAGGGGGGTTAGATTACTCACTTGGAAAGTGGGCCAAACAACCACGCACCGGTTTCATGAAGCCACTCAATAGCCTCACCATACTGATCCGTGGTATCGTTCCGGTCAAACCGCTTATGGATATCCACCGACTGGTGTATATCGCTCACTCGGGCGACAGTCTGCTCAGCCATATCTAGCACCTTCGCTTGATGCGCCGTCAAGTTACTCATTCTCAAGAACCTTCTTCCGTTTGCTAAACAAGGCTTGGGTTTGCGTTGTAGCCCAACCCTTCTTGGTAGCATCCTCCCACAGTTTGTTCAGTTCTTCAAGCGACGTGGCTGCATCAACAGACGTCAAGAACGCCGGATCAACCGGTGTTGCGCTTTCGGCGGGCACGGCACCCCGCGCCACCTTAGCCATCTCCTCACGAGAAGCACGCTTGTTACCTGAGTAACCGGCGTTAGCCAGCGCCCTACCAATCGCGCTCGTTTCCGCGTTCTCAAGGGCAGAAGTTTGGTTAGCCCCAGAAGTGCCTTCGATCTCGAAAGCGAACCCGGAAGCCTTGGGGCAGTTAGCGTGCTGATCCTCGTGATCGAGAAACACTTGCGCCCGCACGACCCAAACTTTGCGAGCTCTATCTTCTTCGCTTGTCAGTTCATAACTGATAATGCGACCATCGGGGTGGTCACTATAGAAGCGTTTGATACGCTCCTCAACAGTTTCATAATCTTCCAGATTGAATCTAGCCATTTTGTTCCCTTTCATTTGCTTTAGTGATACGCAACGAGCGCGCACCGCTACCTATTCTTTCTATGTATCCCTTCAGTTCCAGATTTTGCAACTGGTAACTGACGGAAGCCGTTGATGATAAGCCAACATTGTCACCGATTTCCGTGATAGACGGGGGAAACCCGTTTCTACGGCTATAGCTAACAATAAAGTTGTATATGTGCCGTTGCCTTTCAGTCAGCATTATTGAGATCAACCCAAAGCTTATCCGCAACCACCGACAACGACTCGATCATTTCGTCATCCCGTTCCATCCAAACCCATTTCGGATCTATCCAGCCGGGTACGAAACCGTTGGGCGAATCAACCCGCAACATCCACGCGAACAAGCAACGCTCTGCACCGGTTACATGTAACTGCCATTGAACCTGACGGCGGTAAGCAATCGGGATCTTAGCCTCGCCCCAATCCTTCCCGCTGGTTTTGATTTCGCTGATCATATCGTGCGACAGCGACAGCCCATCCGGTGTGGCTAGGTGGGTTGCGTGATCCTCGTGAGCGATCAACCATTCGTTAGGCATGATATCGAACATCTGTTTGACCCACATACTGATCGGGCCTTCTTGCTCGCGCCCGAATCTCATGTAATCGTTGTCCTCAATCGGGGTCGGATCGGTAAGATCAGCCAGCACCTTCGCATATCCGGCGGGGGTCGCAGCGTTCGCAACCTGGGTTGCGGTTATACCGCTTTCCCTGGCTAGGATCCAACCATCGAAGTCAATGGCCTTGTTCGCCAGGAATCGTTCAGTCCGAATCATTATCTTCTTGTACCCTTTCTAATGTGCGGTAAATGTGGTAGCCAACCTGGCTAGGGTTTTCCGCGCTAGCAACATCCTCGCAAGGAACGCCCTCCCGGTACGACTCGATCCAGTAGTCACCCATGTCGGCGTAAACCACGAAGGTGTATTCCGGTGTCAGCATCGGCATCCCACCCTCGGTTATAGACTTCCGCATCAGCGCCCCCCAAACATTCGTTCACGCTCGCCACGGCTGGTCAGTTCCCAGACGATAGCTTGGCGACCACTCGGGGTTTTTACGCGCACACCAGAATCCCGAACCATATGGCGCTCTACTAGCTCAGCGCGCCGGGAACGGATCCCTGACTCACTAGCCCGTGGCGCAGTCTTATATTGACGGTACGCCTCGATCAACTGGTAATCGTGACGGGGTTTCTTGCTAAGCACCTTGAGAATATAGGTTTGTGTTGCGGTAACATCCGTCACCGAATCCGCAGCATCGTGACTGGTTGCCGGGTCATTCTTTCTAGCTTTAGGCATCTTCCCACTCCTGTTCAATCGAATCTTGTTGCGCATCATAATTCAGCAAAGCGGAGGCGAGCTCCCTGGCCTGACGGATCGTCAGAATCAGATCGTCACCATCCATTTGCCATTCGCCGTCAGCAATGTTGCTAATCAGCACACGGTTACCTTCTTGCCAAGCCTCAAACACGGTCACTCCTATCGGTTAGTAATTTACTGAACCCGGCAACAACGAGAACGATCCCGATGAGGGTGAGCCCGTTGATACCGGCAAGCGGGTTTAGATACATTGGCGTGAGCGTGAGCGCACCGCCCCCTAAGAACATCACCCAGCCCATCATGACCAAACCGCCGTGCCAATAATGAAGCCAAGGCCGATAGCGGAAACGAAACCCACCAGGAGAATCACCATGTCAAAAGTGTTGAACACCCAAACATTCGGCGGGCGATAGGTTTCCCGGCGCTTGCGGATCTGACGGCGAGTCGGGTAACGGTCACCCTCCTCATCCTGCATTGCTATTTCTAGGTTCTTGTAGTAACCCATTTCTTACCCCTTTCATTAGGCGAGTATTTATCACTCAAAAGAACCCTACTGGGTTTCTCAAAAAAATCAAAATTATTTTCTATTTTTTTTGATCTGGAGTAGATATTTTTTGGGATATCCCCTATCCTATAAATATGAACGAAACGAAGGGGAACCAAATGACTACCTGGATCTACAATGACGGGGGCAGGGCTGAAGCCGGATACAAAGGCACCTCCGCCGACTGCGCTGTCAGGGCTATCGCTATTGCTTGGGATCTTCCCTACAAAGTAATCTACGATGACCTCCGCTACTTCCTCGACTGCCGGAGCGCCGGATCGCCCCGCAACGGGATCAGCGAAGATCACCTACGCCGTTACCTCGGTGAGAGGGGATTCCGATACAACGAAATCAAGTTCGATCAAGCAACCCTCCACCGCGACTACCTGCCCAAGGGCAAAGTGATAGCGAACATGCCGGGACACGTTTCCGCCGTGATTGACGGGATCGTGAACGACACCTTCGACCCCAACCACAAAAAACACCAGAAGCTAGTCGGCTACTGGATCGCACCAGAAAGGAACCGGAAATGAAACAGGAAACACTATACGCACCCTGGATAATCCTCGACCATGACTACACGGATTACTCCTGCGAGGAACACGCAATCGAATACGCGAACCGCATTGAAGCCCAGCAATATGGGGACACCGCCTACGGTATAGCAAAAGAAGGCTACGGAATGGTGTCTGATATCTACGAGTTGGCTTCTTACGCCACGGAAGAAACCGATTACCCGGTGGCTTGCCCTTGCGGAAAGTATCTAGACGTACCGCTCACCCGGGAGGGGCGCGACTATATAGAAATCAACGACTTCCCCTCCTGGCTCAAAACCCTCCACAATATAGAAAGGTAAAACAATGTACGCAACTAAAGCACCCACCAGTAAAGATATTGACATCACCCCATCCGGTTACCACCGGCTACCCTGCGATGGTCGCCACGACCACAGCTACCACTTCTACATGTATTACACCAAAAGCGAAATCATCAGTATGTGGAAGGAAGAACACCCGCCCACTATCCCCTGCAATATGTGCGGGGATCCCGTTGATGCCGATATCCACGAAGAAGAACTAGGCATGTGCCTTGACTGCTCGAACGATTACTTCACCCACGATGACGAAAAAGGAGAAAACTAATGAGCGAATCAGTAATGACGTATGAAGAACTACTCGACAACCCGCCCGCCTACGCCGAAGGTGTAGCCCGCCTATGGTTATGGTCAGACAACCACGAATACCCAACACCTTCTAGCGTGTTCCTGGATCTCACTGGCTACTCAGAAGAACACTTCGGGCAACCGCTATCCAACCTCAACACGATCCACGCAAAGCTGGGTTACAAGGAGCTCGGCTTGCTATCGGAAGCACTCAACGATTACGCCAACCGCCCCCTGGATGTTATGGAATATGTTGAGTTCTTGCTCGATGCGGAGGGGGAATAATGTACGGGTTCGGTAAGAAGTGCGAAAACTGTCAAGACGAACGCCCCATGACCGGGCAACTACTGTGCGAACTATGCGCTGAGAACGAAATTGAAGATCGCCGTTACGAAGGGGCACTCTAATGACCGAAGAACAACTAGCCGAAGCCGTAACCAACATGGCCCTAGCGGAACGAGAATACCTCAAAGCCAAGATCCAGTTACAGCAAGCCTGTGTTGAACTCCACCGTAAAGGGTACAGCGGTTACCGCCTAGCCCAACTCACCGGGCTAACCAAGATGACCATCTACAAGTGGGTCAAAAAATAGTGGGCTAACCGGTGGCAAAAGAAAGGCACCCGCCAGGGGAAAGGAGGGGGAACCAAAAACCTGGCGGGTGCAATTCGTTGTTGCTGTGCGACTGAACTAACCTATCAGAAAAACCTTACTGACACGACTCGCACATCAAAGCTTCCATCGGATCCACCGGGCAAACAATCCCGCCGACTTCTTCCATCAAATCCAAGTCGGCCATTACTTACCCGCTTTGTCATACTGAAGCACCGAAGTCAGCAAAGACATAAGCCCCGCCAGCCCCGACACCGAAAGAATCTCTACAGCATCAAGATCGAGGATACCGATAACACCAGAAGCGGTAATCACCGCAAGCGCCGATTGGGCCACCGTCTTGACGGCACGCTCTCCCGCATAAGCCCAGTAAGCTCTCAATTTATCCATCAGGGTTACTCCTCTTTTGTAGGTGATCATCAGCGACAGCCCCGCCAATGTAAGACCCGAGCACCAGGGTTATCAAAGCAACCCCGCCAGTAATCAGCTCGGAAGATCCCATTCTATCGCCCCAAACAGCAAGGGCTCCCACAGCAATCATTACCGCCCCAATACCCCACGATGCAGCAACGTAGCGCCTGCGGATCTTCCAGTTGGCTTGTGGCCTCACGCCGTCATCACCGCTATCAGGGGGGAAACTATCGCAGCCAGGAAACCGAACCCGCCGATGGCTTGCCACATGCGTTGCTCAAGTTTCCGCAACCGCAACTCGTGATCCTCAATTTTACCTTCGGCATCCGGTAACGAGTTGGCAATCTTTTCTAACAGTTTGCCTTGCCGTTGCACCTCAGCATAAATATCCCGCATAGAAACCCTTACCGCGCCGGTGTCTTGTTCTTCAGCCATTATCGGAGCGCCCTCCTAATGTCGAAAAATCGGCGTAACTGTGCGCTCATGGGTTTGACCACGCGAGGGGGAACCGGCTTTTCAAGTTCCTTCACAAGCTTTTCAGCCGTGACCGGCTCCTCAATCACAATCTCAGGCTCAGCCTCGAAGTAAGGCATCGGGTCTACGGTTTGCCCCCATGTGCGTGTGGGGTGTCGTACCTCGAAGTGTAGGTGTGGGCCGGTTGAAGCGCCGGTGTTGCCTGAGTGGGCGATGACCTCACCGCGTTGCACTTTTGTGCCCTTGAACAGGTGAGAAGGTTTGCTCAAATGGTAGTAGACCGTGAACAGGTCGGGCGCGTGCTTCACAATGAGGGTGTATCCGCCGGAAGCCCCCGAGCCTTTGTGTACGATCTGCCCGTCAGCGGGCGCGGTCAAAGGTGTACCCACAGGGCAAGCAACATCCACCCCGTGATGGAACTTCCGTTTCCCTGTTATCGGGTGAACCCGCCACCCGTAAGGGCTGCGAGCGTTTACCGTGTACGGTTCAGGCCAAGGTTCACTCAGTTTCATCCGGCACCACTACCCACTCACCGGCTTCCTCATCCCAAACGTAGGCTTCCCCGTCCTCGGGCATCGGCACGGGTGCCACCCATAGGCAAGTGCCCTCATCGAGAACCCACGACGGGTAAGGCTGAGGCGGGATGAAAGCCCCATCGGTGCCCTTGTCAGGGTCGAAGGTGTAACCGATACCCGCATAGTTGAACCGAAAGGGTGTGCCATCCTCAGAGTGAACACCGCCCCGCGTGTTGTAGGAAGTTCTCAAACAAGCCTGACCGCGCAAAGCCCCGTAATAATCTTCCCAAGAAGTCACACCTTCGATAAGGTCATTCTCATCCCTGCCGGTAATTACTTCAGTAACAACATTGTTCTCGTCCAAAAAAACATAATGTGCCATTAGAAACTCACCGTATCCGTTCCAGCCGTGAAAGTTGTAATTTTATATTCCCCCGAGGTCACGGTGCTTGAAGTAAGCCCCGCGCCAACCGTCAAAGAGAAACCTTTATTGTAGCGAAGAATCACAACGCCAGACCCACCGGTTCCACCGTCACCGCCTGAACCACCGCCACCACCGCCACCGCCGCCAGTATTAGCCGTTCCGTCAGTACCTGCACCGCCACCATTAACACCACCATCACCTGCCCCGCCAAGACCCCCATCGCTACCAGGTTGGTCAGCACCCGAACCACCACCACCGGCTCTATAAACAGAGGAACCAGTGACGCTAGAAGCCAAGCCGTCACCGCCAACCCCAGCAATATAATTCGCTTGACCGTCAGCGCCAGCCTGACCAGCACCACCACCACCACCTGCGGCGACCTGAGTAGCGGCACCGTCACCACCGTCAAAACCTTGACCAGTCGCGCCGGAACCACCGGAACCGCTAGCGTATGCGCCACCGCCACCCGAACCGCCCGAAGCCGTAGCGTTGCCGCCTGAAAGACCGCCACC